CCTTCCGGTGGCTTTGCCAATTTAGATGTCAGGTTCTCGGGCTTACCAGTGTTGGCAACTCCGGGAACACGCAACCTCTTCGGCTGAAATGGCCCAGCAGGTCCACCAGTAGCACCCCGACCGGTGGCCTGTCTCAGCTTCTCGATGAGGGAATTGATATCACCCCCACTAGCGTTCTTCTGTATTAGTCCCGCGAGCCTATCCTGTGGTGTAGTAGAGGCAGATGTAAATTCGCTACTCATTACTGTTCCTCCAATCCCATGCGCTTCGCCCCTTCACCCACTGAACTCCCTGCATCTATCAGCTTGGGGATACTCGGCTGTAGCAGCCCCGGCTTTTCGGGCTTTTCACCATTGCCACCACCCGTTAGCTGAGGAGAAGGCTGAGGTTGAAGCATAGCCTCAAGCTGCATCCAGACCAGTTCTGCCTCGTCAAACTTCTCACTCTCCACCAGCACCTTGTAAATGCGGTACAGCCTGGTAGCAGGAGACAGGACTTCGGCAAGCTGATCCGCAACCTTACCCGCCACGCCCTTCGGGTCGTCCAGCTTGATGATAGTTTCCCTGATTGTGTCATCATCGAGGAACGGCCTTGCAGCAGCAGCAACGGAGTAGTTGGCGATATTCTCCTCAGGGGAGATCGTCACGAAGTCAAAGGAAATCTCGTAGTCGCCCTTTAGGTCTTTTGCCGTGTAGGTCTTCTTTTTCCCGGGCGCACCCAAGGTGACTGTTAAATCCTGATCTATGAACTGTTTTATGATGCTTTCCGCTATCTGCCGATATTGCAACTTGACCGCGCTCATAAAAGGCGCAAGCACCAGCATCCTACCCTGGCCCAGCTTGGCGATGGCAACGGCTGAGAGTTCAAACCCCAATTCGCCGTATTCCACATAGGAGAAGGTACGCCTCTGAATGGCTGCGCTAATCTCTCTATACATGAAAGGCGCAATCTCTTTGATGTCCGCGAAGGGGATTTCCATAAACCCCTCATCCGTCTTGATGGCAATGACACCACCAGGGGCATAAGGTGAAGTCTCAGGGTATTTATTACCCTCGGCTGACTTGAAGCCCATCGGCGGTTTGAAGCCCATGACGTTGACCGTCTGCATGATGGTAGCGAGCTTGTTCTTTTCGGCATACAGGCCCCTTGATATAGATGATGTTTTCCTTCTCATCCCAGAAGTCAACCACGTTCTGCGACTTGCCCTTGCTCTGCGTCTTAAAAGCGTATTCCCTCTCGATCTGGAAATTGGTCTTGGAGATCGTGTTGGAGCCCCAGGCGATATCTTCCGCGCCCATATCGAAAGCGCCGTACCGCATATCTATAGGCAGAATATCAAAGATAACTTCGCCCCCATCCTTCACCACCAAAGTACGGCTCCCCGTCCAGCCCCGGATCCCAGCGCCAAAAGTCAGGTTCTCCCTCAGCGTCCCTTTCCTCTTCTTGACCAACCGCCTGTCGGCCTGAGCCAGCGCCCACCATAAGAACTCCTCAATCACGGTAGCCTTGTCTTGCTCAAGGCCATCGACGATAATACGCATATTCGCCGTATTCATAAGAGCCAGAGCGCGGGAGGCGAATAGCTCCGGGTCATTACCCGTGACGTTATCGACCTTCTCGACCTTCTTGTTGTCGTAGTCAAGAAGCTGAAACTTCTCCAACCTGTAGAGCTTCAGGTCATTGTCCATGCGTTGCCGAAGAGACTGAAGCTCGTTCTCTTTTTCACTAACCATAGTGGCGCATTTAAGTCCTATAGTCATCAGTAATACCTCACAGTCGCTACTCGTTGGTCGGCTCTGTCAGCCCCTTTGAAAGCCAGGGCGAGAGCATCAGCGTAGTCAGGGCTTTTCAGCCCCCTCTTCTTCATCTCCTCCTTGCTCTCGATCTGCAAGCGCCCCCTGCTATCGAACTTGTATTTCATGCTAGTGGTCTGAGCCTTCAGCTTGGCGTGGTCTGGTACGTCTATATCCTCTTGCTCAAACCGCGTCCGTAGCTGCCAGTACATCTCAGCCCGAAGGTTGACGAATTTATCAGAGGTGGGCTTGGCAGACATATTGACCACTTCAACTGCGTATTGCTGCTCTGCCAGCCTGTCTATTACACCCGCAGCAATCGGTGCATCGTCTATGCGAACTCTCTGGGGCAGCCAGTCCTCGATGAGATTGATAACCTTGCCCGTCCCGGTCATGGTGTCGCACTTAGCCCACGACACCACACCGATGACCTTCGACCCCTGACGGATAACCGCCACGTTCTCATCATCCCCAAACCGCGCTGTATCTATCCCTATGACCACCCCGCCAGCAGGAGGAAGCTGGCGCACAATCGCCTTCTCGACCCATGCCAGCGGTATCAGGGTGTCCGGGGCTTCCTCTGGGAACTGCCCCTCGACATAGACTTGCCACATCGGGGAGTCCAGGCCCCAATCCAACAACCTGTCGGCTACCGCGTGGGGAGTCACGAGGAACGGATACGGCAGTGGACCCGTTAGCTTCTCTTGCCACGTTCCCTCGATTATGTCTTCCCGTGTTATCCCGAAATGCGTGAAGTTGGGCGTGTCGAAGGCCGATATGTGGAATGTCTTATACAACGGCGAGGAGAAGGCATCGTGGAATGTACCGCTTACTTGCGTGGGGTTCCCGAGCAATAGTACGCGGGTGTGTCCCGCAGCTAACGGATTTTCTACAGCAGTGAAAATCGTCTCTGGAACCCCTGAAGCCTCATCTACAACCACCAGCACGTTTTGATTATGGAACCCCTGGAACTTCTCAGGCTCTTCCGTAGTCATGCCGATGGCAAACCACTTCATCGGGTCAGTGGCCTCCGTCATGGTTATCCCGGTCTGTGTCGGGTCATTCGGCCCCAAGACAATCTTCGACCCAGCCCACATCGCCCTTATCTCTTCCCACAATATGTCCCTGACTTGCCTGAAGGTCGGCGCTGTGGTGACTACCGTTGACGGCCTGTGCGTTGCCAGAAACCAGATAGACGCTGCTGCGCCGTCAAAACTCTTGCCAACGGCGCTCGCTGTCCTAGCTGCCGTCCGGGGATTGTCCCGCACACTCAGCAGTATCTCCTTCTGCTTCTCCCATAAGCCCAGCCCGAGGACTTCCTGGGCGAAGAACAAGGGATCTGCTTTGCACATCCGCGCGAACTCTATCTCTTTTTTGTCTGCTACTGGTGGCGGTGGAGCAGCCACTTTGCTACGCTTTCCCACTAAGCCCCCTTATGTCTAGTTACAGGTCAGAGCCAGCTTCCCCTCTATCACCCGCCTCACCTCTTTGTTGAAATCAAGCAGCACCCGGTTGAACATCACCGAGTCCCGCCCCTCGCGCCTCATGTACCACACCGCCGCCTGTCTTAGTACCTCCACCTCTCCATACGCTGCCCCCATCTCTGTCCACATCCGCGCCCTGAACTCCTCAACGGGTACTAGAAGCCCATCGTTATAGACAACTACACCACCACCCATCACCCTGCCCTCTGCTCTTCTGCGTGTATCTGTGCCATCAGCCTCTCATGCTCACTGCACACCATCACCCACTCCCCGTCACGCATCGTCCCGTACTTCCCTACCTCTCTGCACCCTTCCACCGCACACAGCTTCCTAGCCTTCCTCGGCCTCCCTAATCCAGACATCAAGCCCTCCCTCTCTTATCTCCCTGAACTTGGCACTCAGGACACCGTACCCCTATTTCCTCTATCGCCAACCCTTCGTGAACTATCCTCCATTCACTCCCGTCATACGGCCTGCCACAATCACAACACTTTTGCTCCCCAGCATCGTCTCGCCTCTGCAACTCCTCCTTGACAAGCCGTATCCTTGAGGGTGGCCTCGAAGTCGGCCTGACACAAAAAACCTTCTCCATATACCCTCCTCTTTTCCCCTTTTTGATTTTCCCCCGGATTGCAAGACGACCATATTGTCTATTAGGGGTTCCCCTCGGAAGCTACCCCGTCCCTCGGGGCTGAGGGGGGATATAGGGGGATGGCTTCGCTGGGGGGATTGCCAACCTTGGACACCTATGCTTTGTCGTAGCTGTTCTAGCTATGTTCTAGCTTCCCGTATCTATATAGTTACAGATACAGATTAGCTATGCTACAGGTACGGGGATACTAGCAACTAGCTCTGCTTCCAATGCTGCATAGTATTCATCGAGGGGGAGACGTGCATCCTTCCTTGGCCTCCTAGTAGCTACATTGCACCGGTGACATAGGACTCGCAGGTTATCCAAGGTGCTGTCATGGCTCTCTGCCCAGGGGTTAATGTGATCTACATCCCAACCGAAGCCACCGCATATCTGACAGGTGAAGTTGTCCCGTAAGCGCACTAAGTCCTTGAGGGCTTGCTGTTGCCGGTATGCCTCTCCACCCTTCATTCTGCTGCCATCTACGAAGCGCCACGCCATGCAATCCTCCTTAAAATCAGACTAAATAAGCCAAGTGGGTCGGACAATGTTTATTATGTACGTTCTCTTAGATACAACCTAACAAGGATTTGTTAACTTTGTTAAACGGGGGATGGGATTCCGTAGCTGTTCTAGGTATAATCTTGTGCCTGCAAAGCTAGAACGTAGCTAATCCGTAGCTGTCTCGGGTTCAACTTTCCCTGGTGCTAGTGCTGGTGTGGTAGGTGCTGGGGTCGCCTTGCCTTGCTCTATCTCGTACGTGGCCACACGGTCCATCAGCCCCTTGAACGTGTGGTCTATAGTCCCTGACACCTTTACCCGTAGCTCTGGGGCTGCTGCAAATAGCTCTGGATGTGTGCGCTCTAGCAGCCACGCATTAGCAGCCCAATGGTTGACTACCTTCCCGGCCTTCTTTAGCTGGTCGAGGCGGTCAGATATAACTTGAGCCTGTGCCATTTTTACAGAATCACGAAAGGCTCGAAAGGGCCCCTCGATCCCCTGTTCCTCCTCCTCATCGCCTCTTCTACACCAATCACTATACCTTTGGGTACTAATACATACTCCCCAACAGGCAGAAGTAATGGGATGGCCTTTAGCGATGAGGGCACAGAAGTCATGCTGTAGCTGTGGAGTTAGCTTCGTAGGTCTGCCGATATGCTTCTGTTCCTGTATCTGTTTGGTATCTGTTGCAGTAGTCATAACTATATATACTCCCTGATATGATCCCGTGACTGCGCGTAGCTAGATTATAGCTGTTGGTTCGGAACAAAGACCCAAATTTGAGCCTGAGTCTCCGTTATGTCTAGAACACTATTGACAAGAATGGAACATATGTGATATATTGACAACGTTGACAGCAGGAGTTGTCAGCCTAGAGAGGAGCGCCGACCAGCTTTTAAGCCGGCTAGAGAGGAAGGCCGGGGATGCAGTCATACAAGGCATCGCTGCGAGAGTCTATCGGCAAACTAGAAGCGCAGCGGAAGATCAGGCCACTAACCGAGGAAGAGGCCGAAGCATTACAAGACTTATATGACAAGCTCGACTGCCATCAAACATACCTAGATGAAAGTGGCAAGGCATACGAGGAGCAAGACTGAGAGGAGACGCGACAATGTGGGACGGATTAAGTGAGCCTATACCGGGCAAGGCTTGGGTGCTAGAGCATAGCTGGTATCAACTCCCACCACAAGGCATTGAAATATACTACGATGGCGAATTGCTCGGTGCGCTGGACGGTTGGGAACGTGGTACAATAAGGCAGCTGATGGGTCAGCCTATGCAACAGTCTCAGCTTAACATGGAGCTATGAAAGGAGCAGCAATGACAGAGCCAAGACCTAAACACCCACCCGTAACGCTGCGGAACATACCGCCGGAGAAGATACACGCTGCTAAGATGGACGCTCTGAAACAAAAGCTCCACCTGTGGCAGTGGATGGAGCAAGCGATTGATGAGAAGTTGGGGAAGCGGAAGAAGTGATGCAGCGTGTCAAGAAGAAGAGGGGCTTGCCTCTGTGGGCTGGCCCCTCTCTCTTTAGACACCTATTGGATTGTAGAACTATACCACACAAAAGCGGTCATTGTCAAGTGTAGCTAGGACGGGGGCTTGACACGGGATAATTTGATTACGTTTTCGTAATCATTTTCCCCTCGATATCGCCTCTGTCTTTTCCAAGTCAGATAATCAAGTTCCTTCCTCTTGCTTCCACGCATATACCGTAACGCTCGCCTGGATTCCTCCTGCATGAATTGTACGCTGATCCCAGCCCTAACCTCAGAGAGTAGCAGCTTGCCCTCTAATCCTGTGGCCTCCAACCTAGCAGATAACTCAGCGCACACTTGGACTGGTGTCTCAAACGGGGCCTTCTGGCTCCTGGCTCGATCCTCTCCAACATAGCCACTAGCCACACCTTCGGGGGGCCACTCCCCGGCACAGATAGTAGCCTTGTGTTTCAAGAGCCATAGTATCTGCTCTTCCCAATCATCCCCGGCGAAGGTTATCTCCCTCGGGTCCCACCAGTCCTTCGGTTCACCCACTACCCTTGCCCCCAATATAGGCTGCGTGCTTACCTCGTGGCTTCTGCCTCATAATCTTGTCTATTTCCTGAATAGGCTCAATATGCACCGAGAGGGGCGGTTCCCACCCCTCCTTTCCCAGTGCTAACATGAGTAGCTGGAGTTTCAGTCTGTCTTTATCTGAAAGCATTTCCCATAATTTAGGCATTTTCGTAACCATATTGCAATCTTAATTGGAATATGCTATACTTATTTCTATGAGCAGGTACAATCGTAGCGAAGCACTTGAGAAAAGAAGGCATCCATGTATTGATTGCGGACAGCCTTGTTGGGATAAATCTACCCGTTGCCGAGCTTGTTTTCACCAGTTTACCCATATACATTGGCGAGGGAAACAAAGCCCCGCTTGGAAAGGAGGAAAGGTATGGGCTGCTTGGGGTAAACAAAATCCAGCTTGGACTGGCGGTAAGCACAAACACGAAAAGGGTTATATCCTGATACGCCACAAAGATCATCCACGTGCAAAATCCAATGGCTATGTTTATGAACATATCTTGGTTTGGGAAAACGCACATGGGAAGCTTCCCCCTCCCGGATGGCACATTCATCATCTGAATGGAATCCCTTGGGATAATAGACCTACGAACCTTGTTGCTATACCAGCACAAAAACATTATCTCGTCCTTGAGGCAAAGGCGAAGAGAATCCAAGAACTGGAAGCCCTTCTTAAAAATCAAGGCCATCTGTGCTGAAACCATGAATGTGTCTTTCGCGCTCCTCATCACTCCCCGTTGAGACTATCAAGTCCCAGAACTTGTGATTCCCTCTTTCGTCTCTCATCGTATTGCTCTAGGAACTGCTTCAGCTTTTGCAGGTCATGGTAGCAAAGTTCCTGCTGGGCCCACTGAGACAGTTCATACTCACTTATGTAGCCCAAAGGGAAAATCGGAATTATTTGCTCATCCTCTCTGAAGGTAACATTTGGTTTGCTGCGATAGACCAGCATTGGTAGTTCCAAGCTCTTAACAATGGCATCGGCCCCGTCCTCAACCCCCTCTTTATAGCCACTCCTGAAGCCCTCATTCCGGGCGTTGATTATATCCGTGTAGCTATACTCTGTGGGTATTAGGGGCTTAATACGCTTGAACCTCGGTGGCTTCGGCTTAATCTTGTGCCAGTTTGTGGGTCTGTAGCTCATCCCCCTGCTCCTTTCGCCCTGAAATGGTCGGCGATGGCTTGGATTTGGGCCTTCATAGCCTCTTCCAACATATCAGCCTCTGCACTGCCAATTATCCACAAATCCAGACTAGCGACATCTAGTGCTGCTATCCCCTCCACCTCATCGGCTATGGCGTTGTAGATTTGGGCTTTAGCTTGCCTCACGGCTTTCTCTGGATGGCGGTGAGGTGGGCTTGAAAAGTATATGCCCTTAAGTATCTCCTCAACCTTGCTCATCGGGGGCCTCCTGTTCCTGAAAGATGTCAATTATTCCATCAATGCGCTTCATCGCAAATAGTTCCACTCCAAGATACTCAAATTTATAGGCTTCATTGATGTCCATTAGCTCTGGGTTTATAAACGCCGAATCCTCAATAATCTCTATGGGATTTTCCATCCGCTCACTCCTTTCCAGCCTCTTGGCGTAGAGTTTCCCAACACTCTGGGCATTGACACCGATAACGGTGAATATGGAGAAAATGAGGGCACTCCTCCATTCCCCACTCCCACACCTTCTGTAGCATGGCATCGGCAACAATATCAACGGCTTCTATCAAATCAACTGTGCCATTTGGATTAATGATTTTGCTCCTCAGTCTTTTAGCAACTTCCTCAGTGTCAAAATTATCAGGTCGCCAACTCATTTTGCACCTCCTGCATATCAGCAATGTCTATAATCTCAGGCTCTATCGAAAACTCAATCCTCGGCGGATCCCCGAACCGCTTGCGAGCCACAACCGTTGTTATCTGGGCATCATCGGTGAAGAGATACTTATTCAGGGCATCCGTTAGGAGCTTCAGATAGTTGTCAAGGTCGGGCCTAGTGACTGGCAATGTTTGCTTCTTAGGGAGGCTCTTGGGCCTGACTCGGTAGAATGTGGCATCCAGCTTTAGTGCCCCACTAGTAAACCTCTCTTCCTGAGACATGACCGCTACCCTGATAGAGTGTTCAGCTCCTGCTGTGCCGTGTGGTGTATAGACCACGAGGCGATCCCCACTCGTGCTAATACGAGGCCTGCCCTTCGGCATCGGTTCAAGCAGAATTGTCATGTCCATTCATTCCCCCTCCGCATCTATTAGTTGGTCGCAAGCCTTGCAAAATGCCATAGCAGGGGTTTCGGCTTCGGCACTACCAGTTTCCCCTCTAATGCCAACACACTCTGCGTAGTGCCCATTGGCTGTCCTGTGCATGAGATAATGGGAAATCCTAGGCACAAGCCACTTGAAACAGGCATCGAGGGAGTGGGTGAAGTCGGGACAGCTTCTCGTTTAGTTCCATCACTCCCCCTCTATACCAAATTCCTCAATCATTCTTTTGGCAGTTTCAATACCTCTCTCTGTGGCAATGGATATGTATTTGTTTACTATAAGTTCCACTTCCTCCTCAGTGATGTTTATATCCCCTTCAATGTGCCAGGTATCATCACACGCATCATCCAAGTCGTACCTTTTGCTAATCTTTAGACTAACTTCCATTCATTCCCCCTTGCTTTTAGCAATTTTGGGCTTTGGCCCTGGTTTGCCCGTGTCGTAGATACACACATCCAATGGGCAGGTCAGGCGGTCATCATGTATGTGGCATCCTGTATCTTTATAGTTATCGTGCCTAGACCAGCCTTCGCCTATTGTCTCACCCTTCTTCCGTGGCATACTAGAATTCCCCCTGTCCATAGTAGCGCTGAATATTCTCAAAGGTTACACCGTCCTCCCCAATACGGAAGCTCCATGTCATGTTATTGGGATTAACCTTGGGATTGGCCGGGGTCTTGACGTATAGCAGCTTTAGCCTGCTGCTGCTCATAGAGATATAAAGGGCAGCGCGCTTGGCAGAAAATGGTCCACCGTACCCCAAATCCCTCCCGGGTGGCTTCTGTATGCCGATTATTGCCACACCCTGGTTTAACTTGCGGAAGATGGCATCTATCTCAGCCCCGATAAGATATACCTCTGAATTGAAGTCCAGGTAATCTATAACCGTAATATGATCCGGGTGTATGACATCGGCAAAGTTATCGTACCGCTCAAAAACCCCGAACGGCGCTGGCTCGGGGATACCAAATGGCTGCATCCGTTCATCCATCTGCTCGGGACCAGTTTCGCTATTGAATAAATCAATCGTGAAATCAAGCATGTTCATAGTGATGAAGTTATACAGGAATCCGGTCTTACCCACGTTCTTTTCCCCTGCCACTATGACCACGTTCTTGGGCCGTATCCGGCAATGCTGCTCAAGGCCAAACGGGAACTTCAATGCCACGCAAGGGCGATGCCGTGTTCCCTGCCAGTCTATCGGCTTCCGCTCACTATCAACCTTCCGGTAAGTTCCGTCCCTGCTCCCGTGTACGATAACCCCTGCTTGAACCAGCCGGGACAAGATCACCCTCAAATACTGCTTGTTGTCAGGAGATTCTATCCCGAGTTCATGCCATATATCGCGAACACTGAATGCACCTGTCGCCCCGTTTATCCAGTCCTCAACCACAGCCTGGGGTAAACTGGGCTTCCTTCTGTCTGTGTAGCTCATCTGTCTCCCATGATATGATTGATATACATGATATGGTTGATATGAAATGATATGATTTCGGGGACATGATATGTTTTCATATCATTACCTTTGTATTAGCTTGTATCTGCATTTGGCACGAAAATTGCATAATGTATATTCTTATTCTAATAGTATTGCTAATAACAAGAAGTAACGTAGGTAGCATAGTATCGTTATTCTCTATGGACACAGATTTAGTAAACCCCATGACTCCTCTTCGTTCTACGCTTCTCTAATTCATGCACTTTATTCATAAGATATAAGAGCTGGCCGCGCATCTGGCCGATAGCGTCATGCTCGCTCATAGGGCGCACTTTGGGTTGATCTTCCTCTTCTGGGGGATCACCGTAACCCCAGCCATAGTATCCCGGTGGGGGTTCCAATGGCGGGAGATGTGTGCGCCCCCACCTCTTCTGAAGCCTCTCGTTCCCTATTATGCAAAACGGCTGGTCATATCTTCCATTCATTGCCATCTCCTTGACCTGCACTTTGGGCACCGCTTAGGCTCAGGTGTGTTGGGTATCCATGCATGACCACACCGCCTACATGCAAATTGCGTCAGGGTGGGTTTGCATGGATATTTGGTGGGCTTATGCGCCCAAGGCCATTTCATATCATCTCCTCGGGAATACCTTGCTAAAAAACACTATGCAGCCCACGAACCAGGCTAGGCCGACTGATATTATTGCGTAGGTCATCTATCCCCCTTCCATGCTAGGTGCTACAGGATAATATTCTCTAACAATATCAGCGCACTCTCTAAGGGTGTCGAAAAAGGCGGCATCGGTGACGGCATAGGAGGCATAGGCATCGGCGGCACGGGCGGCGGCAGAGGCGGCAGAGACGGCGACATAGGCGGCATCGGCGGCGGCATTGGCGGCAGAGGCGGCACGGGCGGCGACATAGGCGGCATCGGCGGCGGCATTGGCGGCAGAGGCGGCGACATAGGCGGCATCGGTGACGGCAGAGGCGGCAGAGACGGCGACATAGGCGGCATAGGTGACGGCATAGGAGGCATAGGCATAGGCGGCGGCATAGGCGGCGGCATCTCTTACATCTTGAAGGGTAATCCCTTCGTCTCCTCTAGCCCACGCCTCAGCAGTTTCAATCGCTTTCAGTGGGCGCATTTCCCCCTTCTTTACATAGGGCAATGCCAACCTAGCACACTGACATACTACTAATACCAGCTTCTTGCGGCTATCGGACTCAGGCGGCCCCGATAGCATACCTAAAAGCCACAGCATCCAATCCCCACACTCACACGCTTGCCACGCCTCATCGAGTGAGTCAAATTGTTCGCACCAGTCCACAGCTTCATCACATGCCTCCATGTCTGCTATTGGTTCAATCCATGCTTTCATTTATTTCCTCCTTCCGGCATCTCGCTCGGTTCAAAAAATAGGCAGCCTACATCTTTGGCTGGGAAACAAAGATAGCCCCCAAATTGGCACTCTAGGAAGTTCAACTGGAACTTGCACCTATCACAAAGCGCGGCATCATAGTTCAGGTAGCAATCACAATAGCAACTGTATTTTGCTCCCCGCTTTTTTTCTGTCACTTCCCTATCTCCTGCCTCTTATTCACCTTCCCCCTCCTTCCGTTGTGCTACTCGGCTCAAAGAAACCCAGCCTTCCCTTGCACGGTATTGACTTCTCGTATAGCTGCGGGTTGCGTAGGACGAAGCCGAAAGGCCCTGTGAACCAAGGCGATGTACTCTCAGTAACGCAGTCTGCGATGTCCACTTCACCGATGATTGCACCTAGAGCCAGAAACTGCTTACTCATCTCTTTCAAGGCACGGTAAGGGATTCTAATTTCCCCACGCAGCATGGCTATCTGAGAGTGCCAATCTACCATCTTTCCAGCATGGATATACACCCTTCCTTTGAAGCCAGATGACCATTCTCTATTCTCTATGTCCTTATAGCCAGTGCAGATGAGCCATGCCCAAGGCTGCCTAACGCTAAGTGCTTTCACTTGGTAACCTCACAACAATGCGCCACCGATAGGGTTCTAAAATCTGTATATTCAACAATGCATTCCGAAAAGGCTTTTGGATGATAGCTTTCCCTTCTAGCCCATCGGCCTTAAAGCCTTCTCCTCTTTCTAAGTTGCCAAGTTGCCAGGGGGATCGCCCTATCAATGCCAAGGTAGTTAAGGTATCAAGTGCAAGATGCCCTAATGCAACTTCTAACTGACACATTGTGTTGAGATAATGACTGTTCTTGTAAGTTGCATCCCATGAAATAGGATTGTCGGCCAGCCTAGCCAACTCTTGTAGATACGGTCGGCAATTGTGCGTGTTAATAATCCTTTTCATCTCCCTCCCTACTCGCCCTCATGGGGTTGCCTGTTCTTTTAGCCATTGTTGCTCTATAAGTTTCCACACTTCCTCTGCGTACGGCTGGTTCTCATTTACTACTATATAGCTATGGCAAGCCACTTTACCTTCGGCTACACGGCAAGCCCCAATGATGCCTACGATCTTCTCTAGCCTTCGTTTATCTGCCAGCGATAGATACTTCTCAATATCAGACCTCTTGAGAACCTCATATTTGTTATATCGAATAAAACTTGTCATCTCTCCTCCCTATTCACTGGGATGGTGGGGGTTACATCTCCATAGTTTGTTGTTTATAACTATGCTGTTCACACCACATATGCCATGCCTTTGTTACAATTCCAGAGCCAGGGAACAAATCGTAGAATTCATCGGTTGGTACAGCTCTGAGAATTTGGAATATCCAGAAACAGAATCGAAGTGGCTTTGCTCCCACTACCCCCTTTTTCATGGTGATATTGGCACTTACCCAATCTCTCACCGTTGGCACATCTCTGCTAAAACGACGTGGTACTGGCTTGTAGATGACAGGCTCCCACGCATAAGCAGGATTGACATTCGGCTTAAAAGAAGCAAAAGGTTTTACCCAAGCTCCAATTCGAATTACTCCTTGTCTGTCTTGTAAGTAGGTATTTTTTAGCAGCTCAAATAGGCTTGGTGAATGGCATGATAAAGCCCACCCATCATAATTCCAATTCAAATCTTCGATGAGTTTGTTATGGTCAACTGGCTCATGTTCAGGATAATAGTGCTCGCAACCTAAATATGGAGGGTCTGCATATGCTATTTTAGCTATTTCTATGGTATCCATCTCATCTCCTCACCATGTTAGGGGGTTATCAGAGTACCTCTTCCTTAATGAGCCTTTGGGCAAGTTTCAGCCGTGCTATTGAGCCCCCATCGCTGGCAGCGTTGTCAAATTGCATCCCGCCACTATCGCCAGAATAAACATCACTATACAGGCCGTTAATCACGGTACCTATGAGGGCTGCTGCTTCTATCAGCATCTCCCCATTCTCGCTATTTGCTCTAAGCGGAAACATACCACTTGCCATTCCCTCTCCTTTCGTGAGCCTCCCACTCCCTCCTCTGGGTGTGGGGTCATTAAAACCACTCGTTTCTTATTCCACACTCATATATGGCTTGGCATACAGCAGCAACCTGAACTAGCTCCTTGGGAAATTCCTTGTTGCGATGCTTTGCAGTTCCCCACTTATTACAGAGTATGGAGCTTGCCGCCTCGCCAACCTCTTCCATTAAGATAGCAAGCCATAAACTAGGTTCATGGTTTTGCTCTCCCCATTTTTCCTCTTGTCTGATTCTCTCTTGTGCTACTAGGGTTTCAAAATCCACTTATTGCTCCTTTCAAGAGCCTCCCTGCCCTGTGAGGCTGGCTTTATCGGTTCTCATTTACCGAGTCCTCCTGTGTGGCGAGTTTAAGTCCCTCGCTCTGTCCTCGCACCCCACAGGGCAAGAGACTACAAGGGTAACTCCTCCGGTGCGCCTTCCTCTTGTGGCGCTTCAGCCGGAGGATTCTCGCGCTCCATGAGCTTGATCGCGGTGAGCCACTGGTCCGGGCTCATCTTCGACCAGGTGTTGCCTCCGAAGCGCTCCTTCAGCCACTCATCCAGCTTCCACTTCTCATCGGGCTCGCTAACAAAGCCAACCCGCTTTGCTTCTTTGGCGAAGATTTCCCAGAAAATAGGCTGTGCCTTGCACCAGCCCCCTTCATGCGAATGTGATAGCTTCCCGAAGTTATCACGCCTCCAAGGTTGACCATGAATGGGACAGGCCACAAGCAGGTCATCGAATCGCGAGTATTCGCCTACCCTCTCCCCGTATTCAACATCCTTAAACTCCCCCTCTTCTACCATCTTGGTAACATCGAGCACCTTGTAATCGCCCTCGATGTACTTCTCATCCATTACCTCGGTATCAGGAGGCATCTCGCCAGGGAAGAGCCTATCGAGCGCAGCCCTCTCAGACCTGATATGAGCCATGTTAGCAGCAGAGTTGCCCTTCTCAGCACCTTGCACTTGCTTTGACTTAGGCCAATAGCCATAGCCCACAGCCTCCATGCCGTCAATGTTCCTAACCCTAGTAATGGAGCATAGTTTATCCTGTTGGGCTTCGCCCATGATTGACTTCACTTCCTCCTCCGTCATAATCCTGGGACCATCAACGTAGCTGTAGCCACCGCGCCGGGAAGCCAGTAACCGCGTTGCCTTAATGCCCATCACGATTGCCCATTCTTCGTTCTCTCTACCCTTATTGAAGGGTATCAAGAACACATGGCGCATAAGGGGATTCAGCCCATACTGAGAGCAGAGCATCGCAGCTTTGGCAACCTCTGGTGGTGGTGCATCAGGCCAGATGGTAGCGAGAACAGTAGTCGCCTGTTTCCTAGTGAGCGATGTGATCCCCCGGTAAGGCTCTAATGCAGTAGTGGCCTCTAGGCCTAACTCTTCTGTCATTTTCTTCTTCCTCCTATCTTGTAGTCTGTTCTCGATAAATACGGGAAAGCGATGGCCTTCCTCAAATAGCTGACCGTAGCTCTTCAGCTTTGCATATCCCTGGTGGGACCTGTCCTGACCGCAGACGAGGAGCATACAGCTATTCTCTGCATCCCAAGGTGTAACCAGTGGGCCACCACACTCAGCGCAGCAGCAGCATTGCGAGAGCCTGATTAGCTCGTCTTGCTCTTCCCTTTGCTGCCTGAACTGCTCAGTCATGCTTTCGCCTCGATCTCACCTGTGTCTAAGAAAGCACCGCCAATGCCACCCTTCACGCCCTCAAAATCCCCACTCTCAACATCAAAGGTTGCTACTTCTGTTATCGTTATTTTGCGCCTTATTTCATCATGTAGGAGAACGCTCTCATTTGCTATAAGGCGCAAAGTATCCCCTGGCTCTGCATGGATTGGGCGATATAGCTTACGTCTTAGTCGCACCTTCATCCCTTCGCCTCCACCTCGCCACTCTGAGCAAACTTGGTTCTCAGGGTAAGATCCATGCGTTCAATCCTATCTATCAGCACTTGATCATCCGTGTTCTCGTAGCTGATTTCCCAACCGTAGGTCCCACGCTGTCCACGCTCTAGCTTGACCTTGATTGTGTCCTCTTTCACCCACCTATGTATTTGCTCTTCCATTACTCCTCCTTCAATTAAGAGAGATGGGCGATATAACGTGAACCAACCCATCTGCCCTGGCGGTTTTGATTTCTGCTTTTAGCCTTTGTTGGCATAATTCACAGATGCCGTGCGATACTGGTGCTACACCTTCCCTTATTAGCACCCTACACCACGCACACCTAACCTCATGAACCTCTAACATTTTCCCTCTCCTATCCTCGGCCTTCCCCCGCGCTTACCCATCTCGCTCATCCCTTCCCGGCCTATCGCCTTCAGGCGAGCGTACCCGCCCTTCTCTCCTATGCGCTGGTAAAAGTCGTTAAGCATCGGCCTATTGCAGCAGGGACAGAACTCGATGGCATGGAGTTCCAATGTCCTGAGTCCGCCTTTTCTGCCTGCTATAACGTGTGGATTTTTAGCTTCGGGTGGCATCATAGGTTGTCTGCAATTCTTTGAGACGACGTAGCACGGTGCTCTTGTGAACGCCTAGCAATTTAGCCTTCTCCTCTAGTGTCTGACCACCTGTTTCAAGGATTCGCCTTTCCTCATCTGGAATTATTCTTTGAGGGCGACCCCTCTTATTGCGATTTCTTGTTGCATAAATTCCAGACAAGGATTGCATCGGATTATTTATTGCAACGGGCTTTTCAAGGGTAGAAACAGGCGTTTCAGCCCGTTTTAGGGGCTTTCCGACGGTGATTTCGGGGTTTTCATCTTCAAGGGGAAGTGCAAACTGCGAGCCATAAGGAAAGAGAACATCATAATGGATGAGGTCTTTTCGCCCTGGAACCTCTATCCCTATGAATATCACGCCCTCTTCTTTGTGTAGCCACCAATACTTCTCATGGCTTGTCGCCTTAGCCCCTAATTTCTCTCGCCGTATCTTCTCAATTAGGTCTGGGGTAAACGGTATCCCCTCGACCTCATCGTGGCACTTCTGGCAGAGCTTCACCAAGTTGCGAGGCTCATCCGTGCCCCCTTCGCTTCGGGGAACGATATGGTGGTCGCTTACAGCAGGTTGGTCACACAGAGGACATAGTTTCATTATGCTTTTCCTCAGAACATGATCGCAAACTGACACTCATTACAGACGGCAAAAGCAGCCATATACCTAGTATGGGTTACGCCGAAGATAGTATCGCGCCGGATGCCGTCATAACGCCCGAAGCCTTTGTACCGCATGGGCTTGTGGCACTCGGGGCAATGGGTTTGCTCGGCAATGTCTCTGTCTATCGGGTTGCTGTAGTCCCGAACATTGGAGGGAGCTTTGTCCCTGAAATCGAGGTAGTCAGGCCAGTTGTTGATGGTGACCTTGAGCAATGTCATCGCTAACTCTCCTTGCTATGGTCAAAGTAGAAAACGAGAGCCTGCCGAATGACAGCCCCTTCAGAGATCATCAGCCTTCTGGCCTCTTGCCTCAGCTTTTCTCGTAAGCTATCTGGCAAGAGTGTGTTGATTTGGCTGCGGTTTTCTTTTGCTGTGCCTACCATCGTAGCCCTCCTGGAGCGCCGTTTACGCCTACTTCGGATTATTATTGACCCAATTATATCACCTATCATCCATATTAGTCAAGCCTTTAAACTGCCAATTTTAGAATTATTTGACAAATTGGACTAGTTTGGATTATAATAGGCGATGTTATGTACTCAGACGATGCGACACGGAAGCAGCGCGGCTTGAGAGTTAAGGTAGCTAGGATGCTTCAAGGTTGGGGGCAAAGAGAATTAGCTAAACGGGCTGGTTGTGCCCATATTACTATTTCAAGATTAGAGCGTGGTATAGGACGAACTAATTTTGAAACAATGCAGCAAATAGCAAGTGCCCTTGGTCAGCCATTGGAGTATTTCATAGCAGGGGATCCCCTGCATCATCCACATTTCACCATGAAAGGACCCACCCTCGAACACATCCCCCTCGCTTCGATCCCAGTTTTGGGACAACTCATCTCCGCTGGCCCTGGTGCTATCCCAGAGGAGCATATCTACATCCCAGAAAAGAACGCAGTTAAGGAAGGCGTCTATGCCTTGAAGGTTACTGGTGAATGTATGATGCCCAAACTTAGCCCAGGGGATATCGTGGTTTATGATGTCGATGTCTCGCCTAAAGACAAGGACATAGTGGTGGCTACAAGGGATGATGAGGTGCTCTGTAAGCGATACCGGCAGGAGGATCATAGAGAGTGGCTAGAATCCAACGATACCGTGATAGGCATGGAGGGCGTGGAGGTCAAGGGAACGGTGATCGGTATTTATCGTGTGCCTTAGAACATTAGTGCTTGCCAGCTTTTAGAGTTTCCTTCTGATAAGACTGAGGTCTCTGGTTCGAGTCCAGAATGGCCCACCACAAAGCTAGGAGCAAGCATTATGGCAAGCAGCAAGTCGAAGCACCAGGTTTTAGACCACAGTATTACGAGGGACTTAGATATGCCTAGAGCGCTTTCGTGCATGGAGGGCTGGCTTGCCGACCTCAGAATACGAAACTGCTCCCCCCTGACACTAGCAAGACACGAGCAGGTAATAAAGAGGCTCATATCTGTTATTGGCGATAAGAAAGTCCACAAGATCAAGCCCGACGATATCCGGCTTTACCTCGCCAGTCGCATTGAAAAGGTCGCTCCCAGCACCGCAGATATGGAACGAAGGACTATCCACGCCTTTTTGAACTTCTGTCTTGAAGAGGGGTTTATAGACTCTAATCCGGTGAGCAAAATGAAGCCCACTCACCTACCGAAGAAGGTTATCCCCCTCCTCAGTCAAGACGTGATAGCAAAGCTACTGGCAGCTTGTAATGATAAGACATTCCTCGGTGCGCGGAACAAGGCAATCATTCTAACTCTTCTCGACACAGGAGTTCGGCGCGCCGAGCTCGTGTCAATGACCCGCAGGGATTTATACAAAGAGGCGATCACGATACACGGCAAGGGGGCAAAGGAACGGTTCATCAAGATCAGCCCCCGGACGCAGAAGGCCATCTGGCGCTATATGCTATTCCGCAGAGATAACCTAGATGCCCTCTGGCTTACCGAGGAAAGACGACCACTCAGGGTTCAGGGGTTACGGATGATGATAAGACGGTTGGCTAACAGGGCTGGCCTTGACGGAGAGAGAATATCAGCCCACATCTTCAGGCATACCTTTGCTACCCAGATGTTACGCCTGGGCGTTGATGAGCGCTCTGTGCAGATACTCTTGGGCCATTCGAGCAGCGCCATGACCAAGCGCTATACCGAGCAATTCAATAGCGAGGACGTGCTTAGGCTTAATCAGGTCAGCCCGGTTGATGCGATGGGTCTTTAGAAACAAAAAATTCGCCCACTCAGAAGAGTGAGCGTTATTCTTCACCGTTCAATATATTCAAGGTGAGTTCTAGGTTGCTCAATATCTGGGATATATGCTCTAATAATTGAGCGATAAGGCGTTCCTTACACACCATGCACATTGAGCGGTCTTCAGACCAGATAATGTTATCATCTATTATCTGCCTGATTTTCTCCTCAGACATCGCATCATAGCTTCCCCAGGACTTCCAAGATTCCATAGATGATAGCAGTTATTGCAGCAGCAGTACCGCCACCAACAACAGCGGTGCGCTTTCTTGACCCTTGATAGCCACCATTAGCACCGTTATTCTTGACTGTTTTACATAGGTTCTTGACCTCGGTGCGGAGACTGGCTAACTCCTCCCCGTGCTTACTGATGGTTTCCCTGTTAGTTTTTACCTCCGCTTTGAGGCCATCCATTTCCCTGCTGAAAAACTCCCGTGTCAGTCTCAGGGCGCTATCAACTACATCTATGCCTATAATCTTGTCTCTCCCTTGTGCCATCATCACACCTCGTCATACAGATTGCAGCGCTCGATCCCCTGAGTGTCATGGATTAGATAATCTCCATCCTTCGCTGCCCCACAGTCCATTACGAAGGTCACTCCCGGCTTCCCTACAGAACCACCCTGACAATGAGTGTGTCCCAAGACCACCGTAACCTCATGCCTCTCGGCATAGGCCATTCCCTTGCGCCACAGCCAATTAACTTGCTTGGTGTACTTCCTTTTCTTTGGCAACCCCTCTTCCTTCAACTCGCTCGGTATCCAGCCCATCTTTTTGCTGAACCAGTACCAGGGCTTCGGGAAGTAGTCAACCATGAACTCCACAATCGCCGGGGCCACATGGCGCAGCAGCCACCAGTCGGGACTCCAAGAGTGACCGTGCCGTAGGTGAACGCCATTGGGTAAATTCTCCCTTCGCTTCACGGTAACATTGGGCATATCACAGAACAGGCGCTTGAGATATCGGTACGGGTCATGGTTGCCCCCGAGAACTAATATCGGGTAGCCATCAAGAAGCTCCTCAAACTCCTTCAGCCACTTCTCCCACCCGTCGGGACCGAGAGGCAGGATATTGATAAGGTCGCCATTGCTGTAAAGCCTGCACCGGAGGGCCTTCGCCCGATGTACTATCTGGCGCAGGTTCTCGCTCACTCCGTCGCGGTTATCATGCAGGTCTGAAAAGTAGATATGGGTAATCATTCTGGTGGCTTCTCCATCTCTCTAAGAGCCTCTTGCTTCGCTGCTTCCCGTTCAAGGATGATGATGTCAGAATCTACTACAGCCTCAAACCTGTTAATAATAGCCTTAATCTCGTAAGGGGATAGATTATCAATCGTCCACTGCAATGTAGGTCTGGGCTTTGCATCCTTGTCCAGCACGAGTGTTAAGATCCCAATGCCCTTACCCTCTTCAGCCATGACTTCCCTCCAACACCTCAACCCTCTCTGCGAGTTGCCGTATTGCACCAAAGGCCAAGCCTATGCTCTTACCAAGGTCTATACCAGGATCACCCTCTTCTACCATGCGCTGTGCTTTGGCCTCAGCTTTAGCAACTATGTCAGCCTTAATCCGCACCTTCTCTTCCGGCGATATATCCTGTTCGTCTATCCTGTCTGCGTCTGCCCGGGCAGTAGCCACCATATTGAGGGCAATCAACTCCTGCTCTGCCTGGGAGCCTCTTATTTCAGGTGGGACAGTAGCAGGGTCAATCTTAGTTGGCTCCTGCGGGTTCGGCTCCATCTGCTTCAGCAGGGCAATATCATCGTGAACCTGGAAACTGTCGAGGTCTTTGTATCGAAGATTATTGAAGTAGCCATAGTTCCAATACTGGTCTGACTTTCCAACATAACCTGTTGCAGACCCACCGCTAGGGTTGACATCGGTTGCTTCCAAGTGAGTGCCATACAAGCGATCAGCCGACCAGTAAATATCATTACCAGCCACCAACACCATATCGCCATCACTCTCAAGATAGATATAGCCATGTTGTGAGCCATAGTACAGGTGAAATAGCGTTGTGCCCCCAGAGCAATCTATGTCAATGCCCCCTGCATCGAGAACACACTTGCCACCGGCGAAGACCCCCTTGCCATCTGCAACCCTTATCTCGAACTGTGTAACACTGTTGAGAAGTCCTTTGATGCCCGCCGATGTTAGCTCAACCCTCGTACTGGCACTACTGGTTCTAACGTAGTCCTCATAGACTTCGATTTGACCGATTAGTTTAATCTCGCCATCGGTGATTTGTGTTGCCTTGACTAGCTTGTAGGTTGCGCCATCTGGAACATCATCTAGGGTGTCCAAGAGCAAGTCGAACTTATCGCTGGGGTCATAACCGGTATCAAACTCGGTAGCAGAGCTAACCAAGATTTTCCCCGCTGAGATTTGCGTTGAAAGCACTTTCTCGTAAGTCGAGCCATCTGGCAGATCGTCCAGTGTTTCCACCATTACCAAGTCTATCTGCTCTGCCTGAAGATGCTCTACCCACAACTCCCTCACTGCCAACTGGTCATAAGCCAGGAATGAACCGCCATCAGCAACACCAGAAGAGAATGTTTTAAGGTCCTCGACTAGCTGCCGAACCCGCAGCCACCCGCCAAAGCGAAACTCCATATAATACTCGCCACTGCTATAGTGACGCTTGATATAGCCGATGTTGCCTACTACCGTGCTGCCCTCGCGCTTATCCGTGATCTTCACATAGTCGAAGATTTCAGCCCCAACATTCATCGGCACGCTGGCATTAGCGAACTCGGCATCCATCTTTATTCTAGCTAAGAGGGCATCGGCTATGTCGGCAGCCTGGTCATTAGACTCAAGCCCGTCAAGAGGAACATACTTAATGACTTCATGGTAGGCATCTATGGAGTCTTGGTCTTTGGCCTCACCTGAGTAGTCATCATCATAGACCTTGAATGTAGTGGGAAAAACAAGCTGCGTCCTGTCACCTTTGTTGAGGAACGTATGCTCTAGGCTAGTGTCCAGCTTATACTCGTAGTCGTAGGTGGTTCCTGTAGTAGTCGGAACAAAGATGTGAACCTTCCCGTCTGCCTCTGCCCTTCCTACGCAGTGGGTGAACTCAATGAGCCTTCGGAAAGCGCCGAGCTTAGAGGTATTGACATCAACCCTGAAGCTATCACCGGGCTTGTAGCTATCAATCAGGTCGTCTTCGCTGTCATATTCAACGGTGTAAGCGGGGGTGTCTTCAAAGGCGGTAAGAGTGCTGCCCATGATGGCTGAGATTAAGTCCTTAACTGTGTCCTCGCCATCACCCCATTCCTCAAACAGCAAATCATAGTCAGAAAAGGAATTCCAAGAAGAACCGCCATCGGAACTGTACTCGGCATTTCCAGCAGCGTAACCACCAGTCAACTTCATTCGCCAGTACACTTCAGTCCCACCAGGGGCATCAGGAACCCGGAGCGCAATGGCATACTTTGTACTAGCAGCCAAGCTATACTCGTCCAAATCAATAACTACCCATTCGCCAGCAGCATCATCGGTAAGCAAGTTGGCATTGTATGTAACAGATACTAGGTCTGCACCAGTGGGATGCCCAGAGCCATCAGTCGCCTTTATGCTTATGACTAAAGTACCTGGCTTACCACTACGGCGCAGCTTCAACTTCAGCCTTTTTATCTTATGTGCAGAGGATGTCGTAAATGTCTGCGCTCGCCAGTGATTACCTAAGATATTCCACGCACTATCATCCCCACTATTGAAGTGCTGGAAAAGGCCATTAGTAGCGGTAAAGCGCTCCTTCGCCAAGTCGTCCTTCATCATGGTCATATCGCCCACCGCCAGCAGTTCGCAGATGAGCTTGCCCGGGGATGAGCCGAAGAATTGCCCTATGACCTTGAGAGGCGCAGCAGCAGAATACTCTTTGCCGTCTTCGGTCACGAAGCCCCAGCTAGGAGTTACGGCGTTACCCTTCAGGTTTATGTCAGTCAGGTATTGGTCGGAGTTATCAAGGAGAATATGGGAAACCTTGCCAAAGGGATACTCTTCTTCGGTACAGGAAAGCACGCGCTCCCCAGAATAGAACGTATAGCTCCCCACCACAACCTTGACGGCAGAGTGGCGGGTAGCCTTCTTCTGGGTAGCTAGAAGTGTTGAGCTAAGGGTTCGCATTAGATAACCTCAAAGCCTCCGTGATAATGTCGTTCTTTGCCGGAGGTAATGCACTCGGCATCGTAAGTCCAGAAGCCAAGAAGGTCTGTGGCTGCTAACTGGTAGCCGTCATATTTGTAGATACCAGTAGAAACATTGGACATCTGTGTGCTGACTACCTTCTCTGCTCCCACTGAATCATTGACGATAATCTTCGGGTATCCTGCATCACAGTCTGCCAAGTCGCCGTTCTCGTCATAGTTCTTAATCTCTATGTAGGGGTGATCCCCCCGATGATATCTCTGAGCCATTTCAAGCCTCCTAGTAATTGCCCCCGGATACTCTTCGCCCTCTCCTCGATTTAACGGTACTGGCTCCCCTCTCCGACCCGGTAACAGAGCTTGCTCCTCTCTCGCTCCCTGTTTGGCGAGTCCACATAATGTCTATGTACCTAGCCAGAGCGCCCAGCGTAAAGCCATCTGTCAGCGTCAGGTTCATAATACCCACAACAGTCGGTAGGTCACTCAGCTTGAGGCCATCTGATACCAGCAGGTCGAGGACCTTACCAACAGAAGTCGTATCGCCAACCTTGAAGCCGTCTGATGCTATTGTCTGAAGGATGGCCTGAGTGAGAGGCGTATCGCCTATCTTCACCCCATCTACTGCTAGGGCATTGAGGATGGCAAGGGCAATAGGCACATCGCCAACTTTGAAACCGTCTGTAGCCAGGAGTTGATACATAAGTCCAGCAGCAGGGGTATCACCTATCTTTACACCATCGGTGAGGCTTTGGTAGGTGGTTAGCTCGGCTTTGGGGAATGGTGCTGGGGAAAGGACCTCGAACATCGTATCTGTACCTGGATATGACACCCAGACTGCTCCTCCACTACCTGACTTTTCATAGCAGCCCCCCTCATAAGTAGGAGATGACTCATCAACTCTCCAATAGACCAGATTGCCAACTGGTGCATCCGTTGCTCTTACCACAATGGCATACTTAACACTTGAAGAAACAGAGCATCCATCACCAAAATAGATTTCCCGCCACTCACCAGCCGTATCCGTTGTTAAGGTATCCCCATCGGTAGTTCCCGAACATAGGTCTTGACCTGTTGGTTGTCCATTCCCATCTGTAGCCTTAATACTAACTGTTACTTCTCCTGGGCTATTAGAGCGATATAGTTTTAATGCAACACCGATAACTTGGTATGGAGCAGAAGGTGTAAAACTTTGAGCACCCCAAACTAAAGACCTTAGACCCTCTGCACCATCATCGCCAGTCTTGTAGTTTTCTTCCGTTTGTCCCACCGATATTGAATACTCTCCCAGCTTAAACCCATCGGTAGCAAGAGCATTGAGTATCGCAAGCGTAGTCGGCGCATCCCCCACCTTCACCCCATCCGCTGCCAGCACATTCGCAATATAATCGTGTAGAGGCGTATCCCCAACCTCAAACCCATCGGTCGCTAGAAGCTGATAGAGCAAGCCAGCCACAGGCGAGTCGCCAGCCTTGAAGCCATCCGCAGCCAAGAGGCTATAGACAAGACCTGCCAATGAGGTATCCCCGACCTTTAAGCCATCAGCAGCTATCGCATTGAGGATGGCGAGTGTGCTCGGTGTGTCACCTATATCTACTCCATCGGTGAGAAGAAGGTTCAGGGTCTTGAACACGCTAGGCGCATCACCGATCTTCAGGCCATCTTCGCTCAAGGCTTGCATTACCGCGGGGCCAACGGGAGTGTCACCCCCCTTAATCCCGTCCGTCAGACTAAGCCCGATGGTGAGGCTAGCCTTAACCGTTGGCTCGCCCATTTTGAACCCATCGGTGCAGGAGAGTTCATAAACTTGCCCTCCCCCCTCTGCCTCTGTAACCTCTAAAAAGATTTGGGTGCAGTTGCCAATTCCTTGGTTTTTGTCATCCGTGTAGGTTCGTTCTAGGTTCACCCCGATTTGCAGGCTGGCTATGTCTGCTGCCTCCCACGCCTGGCTATCATCAGGGTTTGTTGACCACTCGTTAGTGTACTCGGCATAGCTCGCCGTCACCTCTTGTTCACTCTCTTCGTCAACCGAACCACCACTGGGCTTGACCGAGAGCTTGATTGCTGGCGTGCTCGGAGGTGTGCCCGCTCCGCCATATCTGCAATAGCCTACAACCGTAACTTTGCTTATCGAGGTAATATCAACAAGAGAGGCTATGTTATAGAGGTCACGAGTCCAGTTCGCTTCGCCTGTTGTGCCATTAACGACATAAGATGTAACTCCGTCATGCGCCGGAGTTGCCGAAAGCCACTCATCAACGGCTTCGTAATTGCTACCACTTGGTTGCACATTACAATTAGTCTCATCCCCCGCTGCGTTCACCAGACAGGTTTCAACATTGGTGGTGGCACGCATGACGTACTGGTTGTCGTTCCGGCGTCCTCCATCGTAGGGGAACGGGTCGGGAAGGCCAACGGAGTAATACTCTGCGTCAACGTCAGACCAGCAATGAGAAGAGGAGGGCTGCCCGCTTTGGTAGCGGACATCGTTTGAACTCTGCATACAGTAGGCGAGCCAATAGAAGACGGCCCTGCCGATGGAGATGTCAAGACTGCTTATCTTCACGAAGCCGTTTGCAACGGCAACAGTTCCAATATCTGCTATCAAAGCCCCTGGTTGACCAGAGCTATCGGCATAAACTCCAAGCCTCACACTTCCATTGGGAGAGGCATCGAGAAATTCGAGCTCTATCTCCCTAATCTTGCCTGTCCCGCAGGTATTGTGGAACCGCATACCCTGAACGGTGCTGGCTGCGCTTCCGCTGTCAGTGGTGTTACCAGAGTCAAGCCCGAACTGCTTACCATTGCTGGCGGTCATTAAGGAAGCACCTCGCTAATCTCCAAGAAATCCTCTACCGTCCAGCCAAGCCCGATGATTGTCTCTTTGAACTTGTCAAACAAGGGCGCATGGGCAAACGGGTCAACGCCTCGCTGCGATTCCTGATACTCGGCAAGGGCTTTGCGTCCAGCCTTCAGCCTGTCAGAAGGCTCATAGCCAGCTTCGGATAGCCCGAGCTCCCTTTGATGTATCCTCTCGATGCTATCGAATAGGGTTGTAACAGGAGTTCTCGCAACGCACCAGCCAAGGAAGTCCTCTTTTGAAAGCTCCTTACTATCGAGCCTGGTCATGGCGGTGCTGTACTCTACAAACGAATCTGTCTCGATGGCGTTGGTTATGGTTTTCCAGTATCCGACACGCTGTAGCTCTTGGGCCAACTCAATGGATATAAGGCGGAACCATTGCAGCTTTTCCTCAATCCCAACCTTCTCTTTATAAAGGGAATTGGTCAGCCTCATGGCTTCTTTGGCTGCCCTGACAACCTCAATGCTGTCTATTTCCATTGCCTTCTCCTACCCATAGCAGATATAGGCTTCTCTCCTGAGATGGCAAAGCGTTCACCCCAGGAGAGAGCCTGTTACCTCAAACCACCAACCCTATGCAGCATCATCGGCTGCCGAAATCGTGTACGTGAGATTTAGGACATCATCGTCAACCACAGACCGTGAAGATGCGAACTTGGCATAGCAGAGCAGAGTCCCACCACCAGCGGTATTGCCCTTCACAGTAGGGTCAGTCCCACCGCCTACCAGAGAAGCACCATACATAGTCTTGGTGTCACTGATGGTGAAGGTTGCCTTGTTCGCCGAGTTGGTGATGCTCTGCGAAGATGCAGCAGCCTCTTCATACTCCGGCCTAGTCGCCTCATCGTACGCTGTACTCTCTGTGTAAACAGGCGTGGCATACGTCATGCCAGCAGCCGGGGCGGTGTCAGACTCAACCAGAGTACAGTACCAAGTGGTGATCTGCGTAGCACCATGAAGCACGACATTCAGAATATGGTCAAGACCCTCATTGGTGACGATGTTGTGGACTTCCTCTGTCCACATCAAACGGCGCTCAAAGCGCCCCCTGGCATCCCTGAACCTGTTGCCATGCTCATCATGCCATCGCCAGCACTCGACATTGAAGACCCCGCGAAACTTCCCTCTCGCCTGTGCCTCTTCCATTGCTACCTGTTCCATTTCGTCCTCCTTGTTATGCGCTCTCGCGTAAGTTATAGTTCCTACTCATAACCCGGCGCTGCCCATCCAGCTTCTTCAGGAATAGCAGCAGCCGATCCTTCCCAGACTGCTCGACCTTGCTGGCAGCATCCTTCCCACCTTCGGATACAGTCTCGGCGTTTGCAGATCCCCAGGCCATCATTGCGTAGGCAGCACCACCGTCTATTACAAGCTGAGACTGGTCGTAGTCCAGCGTAGAAATCAGGGTATTAACTTCGTGAGGACAAGCCCACTTCACATACACAGGCTTACTTCCGTAGCACGTTGCCCCCACAGAATCAGCACCGTTGGAGTAGCTGGGATACTTCAGCACCAACGCCGTGTCTGAAGTTACCGAAGCTATCTCATACCAGATGTCGTCTGTGGACTTCTTAATGAAATCGCCAGCCTCTAGTTCACCGTCAAAATCAGTACTGGAACCACTAACGGCAGTGGAGCCTTTGGTGAAGGTAACGGTTCCTGTCAGGGTTCCCTCTTCTGTGGCATCTGGGTCGTAATTGATTTTCAGGGTGAGGTAATCCCCCCAAACCTCAAAAGCCCGCTCCTCTTCAGGAGATACAGGGTAGAAGACCTGTAGTATCCCCACCGTTCCGAAGCTAGACATTCTGGGTCTGAGACAAGAGATATCAATTTCCTTGACATTCGCCGTGAGTCCCAGCGCACTCTTGCGCTGCCAGGGACTTACACGGCTCAGGTCCACAACCGCGCTCTGAATGAACGTCTCGATCTGGTGGTCTTCAAACCGCAGGTCGTTCAGGTTCTCGTCAATAAGTATCTGACGCACACCATTGCGGAGGAAGGGAAGCCACTCTCTGTCATGTACCGTGTATAATTGAGTCATATCTATCCACCTCTCTTAATCTCCACGCCAGTAGCCTTTTTATAGATATTGGCGCAGATAGCAACGCTCTGGTCTGTGTCCTCGTCAGGATGCTCATGCTGCCGAGTGCTAATGCAATCAGACATCCAATCCTTAGCTGCTTCCTGACTAATGTGCTTTTTTGGTGGTGCTGGCATGGCTCACCTCCTCTTCTTATCTTTCCCCTTGCCCTTCTTGCCAGTTACAACAGGCTCAGCTTTCTTCTTAGCCTTGTGCTTCTTCTTTCTCATCTCCTGCACCTTCAGTGTTGACAGAAACAGTTTCCGTCTCTCTGACCCGCACCGATTCACCAAGCACACAAAGCTCCCTTACCGAGTCGGCAATAAAAGAAGTGGTCGGCACTACGACAATCGCCAGTAGTTCACCGTCAGCGGTTACTTCAAACGAGCCCATGCGCTTGAAATCCTTGACCTTCATGGTCTTTAGACTAGATACGGTTATCTGTTCTAAGTCAGGCATAAAGCCCCCTTGGAAATTTTGTAGCCCCGATATTTTCAACCCGTCGGGGCCAGCGGGGGTTTAGCCTAGCCGAGTGACTATGCAATCACATCGACTACGAAGCCGGGGTAAAGCAGGGCATCATTGGCGCTGAGGCCAAGGCCGATGATGGTTGCGTTGTCGCCAGTATCCCCACCAACCGTCTCAGAGATAGCACCATCTGTGCCGTTCTCAGCGCAGTAGAGCTTTGTTCCCAAGGCTCCACCTGTGTAACCGCCGACAACGGCAGCAGGGTAGGCCGTAATGACCTCCGCAGCCTCTCCGTCCTCGCCAGCTACCAGCCTGTGAACATAAGTCACACCAGTAGCATGACCGTTCACATGGCTATCAGATGGGCCAAGGTCGTCAAAGTTGTCCTCTGCAACGCCCAGGATGTCGCCACACTTACACGCCCTTGCGAGAGTGACACGGCATGGCAAAATCCCCTGCTTAATTACCCTTCCACCTGAAGTTGGTTCCGTGAACGCCATTTCAGTCCTCCATGATTCAAATTAGGGGCGATGATTTAGCTTCGGGACCAGGCTCACCACCCCCGCAAAGCCTTTACTTCTCCTACGCATCAGTGGCGCCAATCAGCACGGCAACACCGGTAACTTGCTTCAAGGCAGCAGCGCAGTACATCTTGATCCTAGTGCGCGTTGCGTCCTTGGTTTCCAAGGAACCGAGGTCTTCTTGCTGAATACCACCGTTGATAAGGCCGAAGACCCCAGCATCCTCTCCCCACTTGACCGCGAAGATGGGCGAGTTGTCATGGGTTCCTGCCCGTGCCTGACCGTAGCTGTAACTTGCGATGGCGCAAACAGAGGAGCTATTGTCATCGAGGTTGTCCACGATGAAGTCGTTGATGAGAATTGGGATAGTGTCGTAGATTTCGATGAACTTGCCCCACTGGTCTTGCTCCACTCGCAGGTTCGTACCACTGGCCCTAGCCAGAGCGTTCAGCTTTCGGCGCGACCTTCTGCTCATAATCAGAGCATCGGGCTTACCTGGCTTCACAGCGTCAATAAGCTCATCCATGTTGTCCAGGCTGAGAGCCTGAGACGTGGCATGGGCAGCCACTACTGCGCTGTTGTTGATGGCATCGAGGTCGGTAGTTGAGGAACTTTCCACCTCAGCGATTAGCTGAAGCAGCCCCTTGAACTCTTTGGCATCCGGGGTGCTCGTGGTCCCGCCATAGATGAAGCTCTTTTCAAACGCATGGGCGATAGCCTTCGCCTTCAACTGGATCACCGCAGCTTTGATGTCCTGTAGGTTCCCGAGGGTCTGCTTTGCAAACGTGTCCACATCGGCATCCCCACCGAGAATCACCAGGCTCGTGCTGCGCTGCGCCCAGGTGGGCGAACTCTCAACCCATGTGTCGCCAACGCCGTAATACTGAGCCCCAGCCAGTTCCGACTCAAGGTTGTACTTATAGGCGTTCCCTGACATCGGCAGGAAGGGCAACCGGGCCAGTATCGGGCTTTCCTTGACGATGGTTTCGGCAATACCCAAAGCAATCATGTCATTGCTTAGGTACTGGTACTCAACCAGCGTATTCACTGTTTCACCTCCTTAAAGGATTAAGGAGGCTTCTAGGACTATTTCTGCGCTTCCTCCCGCCTTAGACCTTCCTGAATCTTCTGGAAAGCTGTCATGCTCCCCAAGTCAATCCCTCCACCAGTCCCAACACCAGACTCGAAGAGTGGCTTGGCTACCGGGGTCGTAGGTGGTGTAGCAGATGGCGCACCCCCACCAGCTTTCGCCAGCGTTTGAGCGAACACCGTCATCTGGTCTTCGTTCTCTGGGTTCAGGTTTGCCAGGGCTTCAGCGGAAACGCCATGCTCCCCGGCAATTCGATGCAAGGCGAAAAATCGGCGGTAGTTTCCTAACTCCTGACTATCTGCCTCAAACTCCAACTCCCTGAGCCCGAGTGTTTGTTCTCGAAGTCTCAGGTTGGCATCGCGGGCGCGGTAATCGCGCCTCTCTTTTGCAAGAGCCTGAAGGTCGGGATCTTTCCTTGCGCCTCTCTCTTCCTCATCATCGACTTGCGCCTGAAGCGTAGCGTTCTGTTGCCTCAACTGTTCGAGTTCGGCGTTGGCAAAAGGAACAAGTTTGAGCGTAGTCTTCATGGAAGCAATCTCTCTCCCTTGCTCGGTAAGCCGTTTCTGAAAGTCGCCAGTCGCAGCAGCAATCGCCTTGTCCAAGTCTTCCTGAAGGTACACTGTGACGGCAGGTTTGCCAGGAGACGGAGCCTTAGTAGCAGCAGGGGGGCCACCCTGGTCACTTCCGTTTGCAGGTTGGTTGCCCTGAGCCTTTGGGTCCTTGTCCTGTGTCATCCTATAACCTCCTTATATTCACCGCCGTAGCGGTGGGATTACATTTTTGAGAACCTTATTAGTCTCTCGATACCCAAGAGAAGTACCAAGAGGAAAAACACTAACTCAGAAATACGAATAGCGATATTGGGTTCAGCAACCTTTACTGCATCCACAAACCACATACCAGCAAAGATAGCTGCCATTGTTCCCGATATAGTAACCAGCAGCGCCGAGGCAATGATGCTTCGCCACATGACGTCCTCCAATTTGGATAGTTCTTGACAGGTCGTGATATAATGACGGCGTGAGAAAGGGCATTGATGTTGCTCTCACAATAGTCGCTGTGAGCCTGATAGCCTTCGGTCTTATCTGCGGTATTCAGGCAATGATAGGTTTGTGATGAGGAAAGTCATCGGCTGGCTTGTTCTTTGCCTCGGGATCCTGGTTATCATGCCCGGTGGTGCGATTGCCAGCGATCTCGGTATTCCCGCGCCGTTATCAATAGCTATAGGTGTGGGAGTGGCCCTTATTCTCAGCGGGTGGTTTCTATCTCATCCTAAGAGGAAAGAGATATGAAAAAAGCAGCGTGGTTCAGCTTCAGGGTATTCCTCGGCATCGCCTTCTGGGGCGTGGTGATCCTTCACGTCCTGTGGTTCTTTCAGGTCGGCTTCTTCGGTGACTTTGACTTTGGCCCCTTCTGGGTGAAGACCTAGAACTCCCTACCAGCGTGTTCCTCCATCTCCTCTAACCACTCAGGCTTGTCGGTAGGAGTCTTTGGTCTGCTAGAGAAGTCGCAGCGGTCAGTACCATATACCCTCTTGTATCCCTTCGCCGTCACCAGCCAGTCATCGAGAGCCTTGTTTTGACAGCGAAACTCCAACCGGGGTCTGCCCGTACCCTGCTTCTCGTACTGAAGGAACAACCCCCAGACTTCCTTAGTCGGTACTTTGCTAAAGTCCTTCGGCTCCCACTCAAGCAAGGAAAGTGCAGCCTGGTAAAAGTCAGGGTTGTCTTGCAGGAACCACTCTTGGGCGTAACCAGACGTAGGCAGCTTGTAGTATTCCACATACGTTTCAACCATCTCATCGGCAAACCCGTGCTGATAAGCGTCCCGCCTACGCCGATCATCGGCGTACTGCGGATTCTGTGAAAGGAATAGCTCTCTGGCCTCTCGCCTTTGCCCCTCATCCTCGATGTAAAACTCAGACTCCCTATCGCCAAAGCCATCATACTGAGCATCTAGCCCTCGCCACTCGACACTGAGGCGCAACGCCTCGGGATGAGCGTCTATCTCTTGCCAGCCCCACTCTTCCTGACCCCACGCGTCCCACTCAGGATGCTCCAACCTGAATAGCCGTGCCTCGGCACTACTACCACCAAACTCAAGAGACACCTTATTGTATTCAAAATATGGCTCTATCAGGCTTTGCGGTGGCAAGCCGAGCCCCAACTGTCCCAGCGGAAAGCCGTACTCCGCTGCTCGGGAGACGAGGATATCGTAGGCTTCCATACTCTGCAATTTCCCACCATAGCCCCAGAGGGCTAACATAGCATCCGCTTCAGGATTCTTTAACCTGAACTCAGCGCGCCAGTCCTTAGTCAAGTCAGGGTGGCTCTCGATAAAGGCTTCCCGCGCCTCATCGGTTTCCAATGCCTGATACTCTCGCCACAGCGAAACATACCTTGTGGGAATGTTGCCATCAGCCACATCTTGCTCGTCCATCTGTATAATAGGCTTGTAGGGCAACTGCCAATAGCTTCTGCCCAGCTTGTCCTTATCCTCAGCCAGAGCAACCAGAGCAGGGTGCATCCCCTCAAGTAGTCTCTTCTGGGAATACATCTCCCTGATGATCTGGTAATAATCTGCGCCCCACTTCTGAATGAAGCCGTCAATAGCCTTGTCTCTCGCGTCCCAATCGTAATCGCCTTTCTCATCCTGATACTCGGCGAACATAATCTCTATGTATTCAGCCAAGACCATATCTGCCTCAAACAGATACTTGTCGCCCTTCTCCTTCTGCTTCTCGAAGTAGTCATAAATCCACTGATAGGCCGGGGTATCTTCCATCGTATCGAGGGCAGTACCGTACTGGCTTCCATCCTCTGCCCACATTTCTCTCAACTCCCGCGTATCCAGTTCACCAGCCAAAACCCTCTCTATCAGGCTATGACCAGACTGGTAATAGGCATCCCGTTCTGCCTCCTGCTGCTGGGTCCAATCCTTCCAATGGTCGCTCTGCCGTAGCTCGCTGTCAGCCTGAGCTTCCACATAGGCATCATAGAGTTCCGGGTAGCGGTGAAGCAGGTTTATCTTCTGTATCTTGGTCAGGTGCGCCCACTTCAGCTTGCCGTCTTTCCACGCGTCCCTCTGCTTGGCATCCAGTTCTTCCACAGGGAGACGGGGGATATACTTATTGGCAACGTCATAGAACCTCTGCCAAGCGTACTCAGGATTTACCCGCAGCCCGAATAGCTCGCCAAGGACCCAAGATGCCGTCTCCAAAGCATCCTCTGGAACCTCGTAGTCTCCGCGCAACTGCGGGATGAGAGGATTGATAGATTGCTCAACCCAAATGGGCTGAAGCAGCTTAATCAAATACTGCCCATACTCTTCCGGCGTTTCTATCGGGTAGCCGAGGAAGTCCCTGCCTGTTGCCAGTTCATAAACTGTGCTGGTCAATGCTGCCGATCTGCTATATTGCCAAGCAATCGTAGGATTGTCCTGCTTGTTCAAACTGCCGTGCTTGAGTATGCGGATTAGGTCAATGCGTTCCCTCTCTCCAACCTCGTTAATCGTGGCTGCAACATTCCCTAGTAGCCTCATAAGCCCATAGATACCGCCACCGATGCCGTAGGAGGTATCGCCAATTTGCAGCGACATAAATTTGGCCGTTGGATTCCAAGACCAGTCGCCAGTGATGGGGTCGTGGACAATGCCAAAGCCCTCCATCACTATGTCCCAGGCCTCGTCATCATCCATGCCTTCGAGCTTACAGATGGCAAATTGTATGCCCACGAAGAAAGCCGAGCCAGCAACCACGAACCCACCAATCGCCCTTCTAGCCATCGAGCCACTATAGCCACCCCTGAATATATCTGCCACCAGCGTCATGTAAGAGTAGGTGTAGGCCATCGAGAACAGAATCCATGATTGCTGAAGCTGTCTGACCGTCATCGGCACACCGAGGGCTCGAGGATCTGCGATGCCCGTCACTAGGTCAAGGTGGCGAGCAAGCTCAAACTCCTTGCCCTTCTCGATGGCTTTGGGCGAGAGGATTTCCCAGAACCGGTCCCGAACTATCTCACCCCCGGTGAAGAACGCTACCTCTGCCCTCTGATATGGGGTTAGTGGTATCGCCCTCAATGCCTGTTCCCCCATTCTGGCTATTCGCCCTTTGCCTACTACCGCCTCCATCTCTTGAAAGAAGAACACTGCCCTTGAGCTACCGCCACAGGCTATGCGCTGCATCGCCATCTCTTTGTTCTTTTCCATGAACCTTGCCATGATGCCGGGATTAAAGAACGCGCCTATCTGCTCGAAGAAGCACTTATACCACGCTCCCATCATCCGAGCCCCTTTCGGTGGGTCAAAAACTAGATAGGCATGAGCAAGACCCCAAGAGAGTGTGCCTTGAATCGCTGGCTGAGAGAAGTCCAGCGCAGCCTTGACAATCCTCATTAAGCCCGATACATCAGCAAAAGGTTGAAGCCAGTCCTGACCCTCTTTATGCCCGAAGAACTTGTTGAAGGCATCTATAAAGTCCTGATCGTACTTCCTGCCCTGTGCAAACGGATGCTGAATAAAGCCCTCATCAATCCCAGGCTGCTTTACTTGCTCCATCCTGTATTTGCGCTCTGCCCTGGCTTGCCAATACGGTATCTTCCTCGCCTCAGCAATGTCCTTGACCTCTTTCCGCAGAGCTACGAGCGCAGCCTTGCGCTCCTTTGCTGTCCTCTCGGCTGGGACTTCGTAGGAGACTCTGACCACCTGAGTATCACCCTCTAGTCCTTTTACACCTTCGACCTTCGGCTTGATAGCCACCGGCAACTCGCTCTCAGGCAACCCCGCTGCCTTCCAAGCGTCAACCAGCTTGGCATAATCGTCCATTGAAATCTGTGTTACTTCACCTTTGCCCTTCGGCTGGACAGGCTGGGCATAGCCAAACATATCTTGCTGCATCCCACCTTCAGGCGCACCGGATTCGGGTACTTCAGGCGTTGGCTCGAACTGAGGGATGAACTCGGGGTCGGTGTCCACCTCGTCCAGCACCCCCACCATCCGCTTGATACCCTCTTGCCTGTCCCTCGCTATCTTTACCAAGACACGCAAATCCCTGGCCTGGACTTTCATCTTGGCAATGGACTCAAGATGATTGATGAACTCTTGCTCGCTCATACCGAAGTGTTCAGCAAGCTCGTCAACAACATACTCCCACCTGACACGGCCCTCTAGGGTCAGGACGTTGGGCAGGATCTCTCCACCCATAAGGACTAGCTCGGCTTGCTTTTTGGTGAGAGTTTCAGGCCACTTGCCATGTACCAGCAGACTAACGAGGGAAATGGAGGATGACCTTTTCACCCCCTTCTTTGTGACAAAGGTTCGTCTCCCCCTATATACGGCTACGGGATCTGTCCTCAAATACTCTTGGATGCTGTCTAGCTCTGCTTCCTGCTCTCCTACCATCTGGACAATATCTGCCAACTGGTCCTGCATAGTCGCCCGGAAAGCCAAGCGGTCTTCGTAGTCCATCAGGCGAAAAGCCTCAGTCAGCTTTACACTATCAGGGACTTCACCCCTCTCCATCTTCTGAATAGCAGCAGCATCTATTTCCTTCTGCTTTAATTGTTCCTGCAAAGCCTGAATGACCTGTTTTGTTTGAGACAGAAGTTGCCGTAGCTGCTTCTCTGCGGTAACAGGCTCGGTGACGAGCGCCCTGAACCTTCTGCCGTGTTCAGGGAACCGCCTCTCGATAGCATCGAGCGTTTGCTTCGGCAGCACCTCACCCCTGATAGCTCGGTTGATCTTGTCTTGAAAAGCCTTAGCATCAGCCAACTCCTCGGCGGTCACTACCGCCCTCTCAACAGCTTCAGGGTATCTCCTCAGCAGTTCCTCGCTCGGCAGAACACCCATCTTAGCCAGAGGCTCTAATTCCTTTGCAAGATACTTCTCAAACCGAGCATCAGCTATCTTGCTAAACGCCTCTTCTATAAAGGCAGCAACGGAGTCAGCGGGGTTTCGCCCATAGAGGATACCCCACGCTATGCCCTCAGCCATCGTTGGCGCTTGGCGGTGCATCTCGTATGATTTCTTACCACCTATGCGCCCCCGGCGTACCCCGGCCCTACCGCGCACCATAGTCAGTTCGCCTTCGGGATCATATTTGCCCACGACAATACGCTTCAGCCACCAGTCTTCAGTGACGCTCTCAGGCGCTACCCCCTCAGCTTCGAGCATTTTGAGAACTGCCATGTTTATCCTATGGACAAGATACACATAAGCAGATTGTTTCTTTGTGAGATTATACTTCTCAGGATGAGTGAAAATGTCTTCTATCGTGCCGTCTGCATCTTCAGCTATCCGCTTCACCTTTGACGCTGGGGCTACAGCTTGCTTGTTAAACCCGAAGAGCTTGACGGGGTTGGAATCTACTGCCATCATTCGCCAGTTTGTGACCGCACTAGCGCCTTCGCCTTTTCTATTTACCTCGGCATGGAGGAACTTACCGCGCCCAGCTATATCCTCGATGGCCTCTGACTGCCTTCTGACCAGTATCCTCTTGCCGAATACCCACTCAATAGGGGGTCTGAGAACACGGGTCTTCGCAGTAAGCCTCAAGGCTTCTCTCTGCCAGGAGTCGGTCATAATGCCGTCAAGGATTTTCTCTGAGTCGGGGATCTCCATGAGCACCGGGGGCTCTTGCTCTGGAACCTCTATCGAGGTTGCAATCTCCCTCAACTCGTCCATCGTGTTAGTAATACTCTCCATTCCCTCAGCAGTTTCAGCTATCCGGTTCAACGTCTCTGTCTCTGCCTCTGCCTCCGATGCACCGCCCTCTATTAACTCAGCCTTAATCCGTTCATATTCAGCCCTGAGATCAGGGGAGAAGTCCCGCTTGACCCTCTCTGTCAGAACTGTCCAGACACTACCAGCACCGCCAAGGCCCATACCGAAGATAGCACCAATCGCCATCGCCTCGCTCATCTGGGCATCCAGCGCCGTCTCCTCACCGAGCGCCCTACGCTGCACCATCTCCTGAAAGCCCTCCTCGCCAGCCTCCAAAGCGCCAACGCCAGTGATCTTTCCCCCTGCAAGTGTTATCGCACCCAAGCGAGTGTTTGAAAAGCTCCTGATGATTTTCCCCCCGCCTTTAAGTGGTGCAAACGCAGCAGCGAACTCCACTGCGTCCATGCCAACGAGGGCAAGATTATGCTCAAAGGTACTCCGCGCAGCGCTCGCAGCCTCCTCCTCGCTCATCCCTTGCTGTAGCGCTTGCTCGTACGCCCCGGCTGCTTCAAACGCACTCTCTATTGGCCTAGAAACTGATGCAGCCCCCAAAGCACCCAGAACAACCCTACCGAAAGAACCGAGGCCCAGCGCTATAGCACCAGCCACACCAGCCACACCCCCGACAAGCGCTGCCGGGATGAGACTTAGCGTGAATGGAACTGCCCTTGTGACTGAGGTTGCCCACCACTCAGGGTCTAAAACACTTTGCCAGCCAAAGTCACCGGGGTCTTCAGGGGGGATAAAGTGGGAGCGCATGAAATCGCCAAGCTCTTTAGCCTGTTTGCCCAGCCAATCCGCACCAGCCCAATCAAAAATCTGACCAGTAGCAGAGACAATATCGCCAACCCCTGCGTAGAAACTCGACTTTACCTTCTCCCATAGCGAAGCCGACTTGTAGCCAGGGACAATCTCGGCTATTTCTTTTCCGCTAAAGCCGAACCTGCGGAGCTTCTTTTCAGCAGTCTCAGGATGCTCCTCGATAAAATCCCAAATCGCATTGACCTTCGCCTCATCAGACCAGTCAGCCCAAGCCTCTTCGCCCGGAACTTCTGTCTGCCATTTGCCCTCAATAAACTCAACCCCGATATCCTTCGGCGCGACCTCCCACTTGACAGTATCCCAGAACATCGGGATCAGGTAAGGCTCGATACTTTGCCTGTTAATCTCCCCTTCCGGCATGACGGCGAGGGCTTCCAACTCCTCAGCCGTATATTTCTCACCTGTGGGGCTAACGAGGAAAGCCTGATAGCCCACTTCAGTATCAGGGGCAGATGCAATCTCGACACCCCATCCCTCGTCAAGATCCAACCCGTATTGCTTAGCCTCCTCAGCGGTCAGCGTAAAGGATGAACCCTCCGGCACGGCTCCTGCTTGCGCCGGGGCTTGTGTAGGCTGTAACTGCTCCTGCGTGAACTGCTTGCCCTGTGGAGAGATATACGTTCCACCCTCTGTAATCTTCCACCTGTCAGGGGTGAAATAAGCAATATCATAGGGCTTATCTTCTCTGCCTGTAGGGGTTAGCTCAAGCTCCCAGCCAGAAGGTATCTCAATGCCCCAATCGAATCGGCAGCCTGAAACTGAGTCAGGCGGATAGGCTTCTCTCGCAGCTTCGGCTTCGCCTGGGTCTTCTGGTAAAGCTCCTCTATCCGTTCTGGTGAAACATCCTTAAAAAAGTTTGGAAACGTCATCCTTATCCTTCCGGTGGCTTTGCCAATTTAGATGTCAGGTTCTCGGGCTTACCAGTGTTGGCAACTCCGGGAACACGCAACCTCTTCGGCTGAAATGGCCCAGCAGGTCCACCAGTAGCACCCCGACCGGTGGCCTGTCTCAGCTTCTCG